ACGTTTCTACTGGTTCAAGCATCTGAGGCGCAACGATTGACATATCCAGTTCGCTTTTCTTTGGTTTGTTGACCGAGCGAAGGTAGTCAACAATAGCAGTCATTTCTTCGTAAGAAATATAGCCATCAATTTCTATACCATTCTCGACTTCATCACTTAGTATGTTTCCTTTTACAATAGCAAGGATTTGTTCTTGCTGTTCTTTTGTTTTCGCTTGTAGCATATCATTTTCTGTTTTTGTACAACAACGCGCTTACCTTGCTGTAGATTCCTTGGTGTTTAAGTTTCTTGATGCGGTCAAAGTCGCCGTCCTCGTTTGCCTGCCTGTAAGATTTGTCGAGAATCTTTGGCACTTCTGAGCGAGAAAGACGTTCGTCATCTACTGCGCGACTCAAAAGTTCCACCTCGTGTTGTGTTGCCTCGCACTTCTTCTGACGGTTTAGTCTTATAAGACCATCAACGTCTATTCCGTGCTTCTTGCCCATGTGTCGCAACTTACATAAGTAGTCACGGCACAGGGCTTGAAGGGTCTCGTTGCGTTTAGACATTACTCAGGCTTTACAAATAGATTGCAAATCTCGATGATAGCACCGCCTGCAATAACGATGGCAGAGTTGATGGCTGCTGCGTTGTCATTTACATAGTAAGTCACAGCGGCTACGGCTGCTGTCTGCACTGCGGTCACGATACCTGTTACGAATGTCAATGTCTTCTTGCTCATAATCCGAAATTTTAAGTTATTAATAAAATGTGAGTTATCTCACGTTAATAATTCTCTCCGTTGCCTTTCTCAGACCTTCGTCGTCCATATAGTGCTCTACGTCAAGTACGTTGCACAGGATGCGTTTGAAGTTCCACTTGGAAAGCGACTTGAGATAACCGACTACTACTTGGTTCTTGGTCTCCTCACTGAGGGAGTCCCATGCTACTGCAATTTCTTCGCTAATCATAATAAAATTCTTTTGTTCGTGAAACGTTATATTAGTTCAATCTCTTTCATTCTATCAAGCCAGTGGCTAAAATGGCAGCGGTGAGTCGTCTTGCTGTTGCTCGCCTTGCTGCTGTTGCGGTGCTTGTGCAGGCGAGGGTCGCTGCTGACCTTGGCCAGCGAACGTAGATGCACAGTAGTAGCACTGACAGGAAGTAAACCACCGCCCGTTGTACTCGTGACTTGACACTGTATAGCGCACATTCACTTGATTGCCAACTACCACATTGTGTTTCATTTTTTCCCACTTTTCATTACCAAACACCTCCATACATACCTGTAGAGGATGCTGACCTTCAAAGAACTCGATGACAAAAAAGTTCTTAACCCACTCACCGTTCTTACCTTGACCGCTTTGCGTTGGCAATACTGCAATTACTTTACCTTGTATCTCCGACATAATTTCTAATTATTTAGTTCTTTAAATTTTTTCCCCCAGTTGGGGTCTGTTTTTCTCTTTCTCATAAGACTGCCGACCTTGTTCTGGAACATCTTGTACAGGTTGTCGCAACTCTCTGCCCAAGACATGTCGCGCATGTAGTCTCCTGTGTCCTGTAGGTTGTTTAACTTCTCGCTTGCAAGCCCAAGAACCTGCTTGAGGTCGTCAAACATCTTCATACTCGCATTTCCGCGAATCTTTTTTATCTTGTCGTTGAAGTCTATCACCGCGCTTTCAATGATGTCGCAGCACATATACAGAACGAGCGTGTACTTGACAAGCTCTTCTCTGTCTTCCTTTGGGATATTCGCTGCATCCATAGTGAAAGCACCAGCGTCGGCTTCCATCTTTCTCAGATAGTTGTCAAGGCAGATAGTCCACAACTCCTCAATCTGTTGTGCAACATACATCGCTTTCTGAAAATTACCTTCTCTTTGCGCATTCTGTTGAGCAGTACGCAAAAGCATGACATCCTTGTTAGTGTCAAAGCTCATGCGAATCTTGTCCAGAAGCTCTTTAGACAAATCGTTTACTGTCATATTCTTTTTTCGTTGAACGTTTAGTAGGGACTGAGGGAATCGAACCCCCGCTTTCAGAGCCAAATTCTAACGTGACTGCCACTACACCAAGTCCCCAGATGTATGCCCTATTGTAATATATAAATAAGCAAGCAAATAAGGGCATACACTCTCCACCGCTGTAGAGACTGACAAATTCCTAAACTAAAACTTATTATTCTGAAG